CTGATTCTGTAAAGATGAATCTTAAGTTTCGATTTTCATTAGTCGGAATGGCGGCTGCGTTAACAGGTTCGCAAACACTATATCAAATCGCTCAACAAAAGTATCTTATCACAGACGAAGAAAAGAAACAAGCAAAAGAAGAAATACACTTTAAAAAATACGTCGTTTCATCTATTTCTACTTTGTCTAGACAAGTTGCGCTAATCGAATCTATCGTTGAAAAAAATAGTTTGATGATAAACGCGATTTACAACGATTTAGGTTACTTTAAAGGTCAAAGAAAATTAAACCCACTCACTAGTTATAGCGGAATTAAAACTTTTAGAGTACCAGTCAGTTCTAGAACTGTAAAAGGTCGTATCGATATAATCAATGCAGAGATCGCAGCACTAAAAGGAATTAGATTAGCTGCTGCTGATTCAAAACAAAAAGCTGCGGCAAAAGATGTTGAACTTAAAGAAAAAGATAAAAGAAAGGGATTGATAGCAGCAGCGGTCACATCTGCATTGGCTGGAGCTGGTCTTTTAACTGTTGGAGCTGGAGCTGGTGTTGCTGCATTGGGCGCGAGTGTAGCAGGTATAGCAGGTGGTGCTGTTGCATCACAGATAGGAAAACAGATTGTCGGTAGCGCAATACCTATTATTGGCAAGGCATTTAAAGTTAGTTTATTGGGTACTGTGGCTTTGGGTGCAGCTGGCAGAATCAAACGACGTGGCGAAAATATGGCAGGGGTTCAATTGGGCGGACCAGAAGATTATAAAAATAATTATGATCCTAGAAAAGATCCAATAAATTTTCAAATACGTCAAAATGAAATTGAACTCAGAAAAGCAGTAGATAATCTACTAGAAGAATTTTCAAAACCAATTGATTCTGCATTAATAGCAATCACCACGTTTTTGGCAGCAAAATATACTGGTGAATTTCTTGAATACATGAGTGATAAAAGCGTCAAATTACCTAAAGGAAAGATTGGTAAGGCACTTGAAAAAATATTACCAGGAGCAATGATTGCTACTAGCGCAACAGCAGCTGCTGCAAGTAGTGGCACGTTAGCAGCTACAGTTGGTGGTATAGGTGCTGCAGCATATGGAAGTAAAATTGCATCTGGAACAATAGCAGGAAACAGAATAAGAGTTGGTGGTATGTGGAAAACTATTCCTACAGCTGCAACACCACCAACAGCAACGAAAGTGCCAAAGTTGCCTGCAAAAATACAATTATTCTTAAAAGGATTATCTGGCGCCAAAGGAGTTGCGAAATTTCTTAAAGGTCCAGGAGCATTGGCAGCAGGTGGAACGTTATTGTATCTTGCAAATCTATACTCATCAATGGGTAAATATTCAGACCCCCCATCTCAAGAATTCAAAGAATCATTTATTTCTAATGTTTCTGGACTTTTATCTACTGGTGGCGCAACGTTAGTTGCTGGTGGTTTAGGATTAGCGGTTGGTGGAGTTCCAGGCTTATTGGTTGGCGGCACAGCTGGTTTAGTTACTGGCATGTTGTCTGAAGGCGCAACAATGGCGATTGCTAGTACAATATTTGATTTACTCTTTGATCAACCAACTGGCGCTACAAGTGGTATGGCAGTAGGTGGCGGATCAATGCAACCTTCCACGCTACAAGGAAGCGCTGAACAAGCTGTTCAGTTTTTTGTTGATCGCGGATATGGTCAGGATGTTGCTGCTGCTATTGTAGGTAATTTGGTTATAGAAAGTAATTTAAAACCAGATGCTGTTGGTGATGGTGGTAAAGCATACGGTATAGCGCAATGGCATCCAGATAGACAAGCAAATTTTCAAAGAGTTTATGGTAAACCTATTCAACAAGCATCCTTTGAAGAACAATTAATGTTCGTAGATTGGGAATTGAATAACACAGAAAGAGCAGCAAAAGAAAAAATTATGATGGCAGCTGCTAGTGGTGGCACTGGCGCAGCTGCAGCAGCAGTAGATAAATTTTATGAGAGATCTAAAGGATTACACACAGCACAACGTGTGATGGTAGCAAATCAATTATATGAAGGATCTTATTCTGGCGCTATGCCAAGTGTAGGAACAGCAGAAGGTAGTCGAGTTCTTCTTGCTGGAAGTGGGCTTGGTAGCATGTTAGATGCGCAAATTTTCGATTTAATTGGTAGAGATTTTTCTAACGTTGAAACATTAAGAACTGCAGAACAAGCAGCTGCTGTAGACAATAACGCACGTGCTTCAGTAGCACAGTTGACAGAAGTTGTGATTACTGCACAAAAGAAAAACGTTGAACAAATAAGTGCAGTTGCTGCAGCAGCACAACAACTACAAGATCAGAAAAATTTAGATACTATGCCATATGTTGATGATAGAGCATTTGATGAAGACTTCAGTAATCTAGCCAAAATACTTCCTAACGCGATCTCATAAAAAAAGGCGCACCGAAGTGCGCCTGAAAACATCCAAGGTTTTCCAATATTAATTACTCAGCAGCAAGTTTCTCGAAGAATGCCATATCGTCATCTTCAACGGTGACATCTTCAGCAGTAACTTTCTTGGCTGGGGCAGAGCGAATGGCTGGCGCTTCTGCCTCATCATCCTCAATCTTTTTCGCAGCCTGACCTGCAGCACCGAGAACCTTGTTTAACTTGGCTTTCAGTTCATCATAAGTTTTGAAATTATCAGGCTTCAAGAAATCCTTGAGTGAATGCGCGGAACGCCAAACTTTCTCGATCTTTTCATCATCACCTTCGAACAGTGGTGCTGCAACATCGAACTCAGACTTATCATAGTTACGATAGCCTTCGACGTTACGAATCTTGATCTTAAAGTTTGCACCCTTCCAGAAATCAAAAGGATTCAATGGCTTCTCATCTTCAAACTGTGGTTCGAGTTTTTCCTTGATCTTATCAAAGATTTTCTTACCAAACTTGAAGAGGAAAACCTTTCCTTCATTTTGCGGGCGCTTGGCATCAGAGATGACAAGAACATTAGCAATGTACGTCAACTTGCGCTTTTGCTTACGAGCGATTTCTTTGTTAGACTCAATGCCAGAGTTCCAGAGAACAGTGTTGTACTCAGAAACAGGATCGTTCTTACCAAGAGTGGTCAGTGAGTTCTCAATGTACCAGCCACCTGGACCCTGGAATCCATGAGACCAGATTTGAACCCAAGGCAACCCATCCTCACCATCAACTGCTGGTGTATCAAGGAAACGAATAACTGCGTATCCATTACCAGCGGCATCAACTTCTGGTTGCCAGAAACGATCATCAGCGGATTTAGAACTAGAATTATTTGAAGATGCTTCGACTGCTTTCTTCAATTTGTCAAGGGATGAACCCTTCTTAAGACTTGATAGACTCATATGTATTCTCCGTATAGCGTAGTATTAATGTATATCGACTTGTCCACTTTCTTCATCACAATATCATTATATAGTATTTTCGTCCGCAAGTAAAGTTTCCTTTGTTAGAAGTTTGTACTTATTGACGTCAACATTCAAGAACGAACCGTATTTACGAATCTTTCTTGAAATTTTGGGATACACAATATCATCAGCAATTTTCTTATCCCAAATTCGAACGAAGTCAAAGATGTTGTTGAGAATCACCATTGTCTCTAGCGTAACATCCTTTTGCATATAATGTATTAGCAGTTTTGGATGCTGACCATCTTTGACTTCGAATATTGAATTAAAATTTTCTTTCGTTGCGACTTTCTTCAAATCCTCAACGTAGATTTTACTCATGGAATCCGTGATTCGTTTCCATTCTCTGTATGTTTGCTCAGCTTCTTCTTCAAGTAATGACTTGGTCCAATTATTGTCAGTGTGAACAAAATTAGCAACCAAAAATGGAACCATCTCATCGTCCCGATACTTGCGCGCGAGACGGTGGAAAAAATATTTGTCGCGACGTTTTTCAAATGCATCTACAGATACTCTCGTTCTACCATCATAGTGGAAAAAATTGTAACGATCAGAAGTGAAATGTAATTTGATGGCTTGATACAATCCGTAGAGATCATAACCTTTCACGTTTCTTATCATCCTTACCAGATTTAATTATCAATTCAAAAAATTCTTTCTTGGTCTTTGGATCCATGTCTATTAGTTCTGATGGTTTTCCTTCTAATTTTTCAGATTTAGAAAACAACTCCATGCCATTCATAAATCCAGTGAACAATGCTGGAAGTAAAAGCCACCACATAGATGCATCTTTTACATAGATCATCACACCAGTGAACGTCCAAACAAACATGTTCCAAATTAACATCTGCCAATTCATAACGGTAATCTTCCTCCTCTTGGAAGATATCTCAATTCCATTGCCTCACCTTCAATTATACTCTTCAAAGAGTCATTAATCAAACTGGCAGCAACTTCAATTTCAAGATTGTTACGTTCGCAATAAGTTGTAATGGCATCCATATGATCTATTTTTTCTGCGATAGCCATATGCATAATCATCATAGAAAAGTTATTCTTTTCTTCTCGACTAGCCATATTAGATCTCATATGCATTCAAGGAATTGTTCAACTGCTGAGTTACGCGAACAAACGTTGTGCGCTTACTCAACTCTTTCAATTCACTTGCTCCAACATATGTGCATGCCGAACGCAGACCACCGAGTATATCTTTTAGTGTTCTACTCACCTCACCACGATATGGAATCTCAACTGTCTTGCCTTCGCTGGCTCGATAGTTAGCAACTCCACCGTTATGAATATCCATCGCAGTCTCTGAACTCATACCATAGAATTTATTATCGCCAAATGGACTTGCGCCGCCTTCTTTATGACCAGCAAGCATACCACCCAGCATCACGAAATCGGCTCCCGCAGCGAATGCTTTCACTACGTCTCCAGGAACGGAACACCCTCCATCCGCTATGATATGACCCTTAAGACCATGTGCTGCATCTGCGCACTCAATAACCGCACTCAACTGCGGGAAACCGATGCCAGTCATCTTCCTTGTTGTACAGACAGATCCTGGACCAATACCAACTTTCACAATATCAACACCTGCGAGAATTAATTCCTCAGTCATCTCTGGTGTGACAACATTACCTGCCATCAACAAGACATATGGATAACGATCACGAAATTTTTGAATAAAATCAACAAACGATTGAGTGTATCCATTGGCAACATCAATACAAACGCGCATCTGTTTGTTGCCAACAATTCTATAAACATTATCAAATTTGTTTAAATCTTTATCACTAATTCCCAGCGAATAAATTGAACTATCAAGTTGTTTTTTAAAATGATCAATTAATTCTACATCAGAGTGATGTTTTGTCAAAGCAACCATACAACGGTGCTTATTCATTTCCTCGTCCATCTTTATTGTGCCAACACCGTCCATGTTTGCTGCAATAATCGGTACACCAAACCAACTGTTACCACTTTTAAATGTAAACAATTTTTCTAATTTAACTTCGCTTCGAGAAGAAAGAGTTGATCGCTTGGGTGTGATCAGAACATCTTTGTAATCAAGTTTTACATCTTCAATAATTCTCATAAAACCTCAATGATAAAAAATATGTTGACCAATTATCTTAATTATTTTTTTACGCTCAGCCCACTCAGGATCAACGTAAACAGCATGAAAGTGTTTCGCATTACCAATTATACCGTATTCTTTTTTAGAAATCAATATATTTTCAGCGATCTTAACCGAATCTTTCCAAGCACTGCTATTTCGATGAACTGATTTCTTGCCTTCACAGACCCAAGAAAATTGACAGGTTCCTCGAACCTTTTGATGAACAACGCCGCAGACTGTTCTTGGATATTGTCTGCTCTTAACACGATTCATCGTCACTTCGGCAACAGCAATCTTGCCGAGACGAGGTTCTCCACCTGCTTCGAAGTAGATGTTGCGAGCAAGGCATTCAACATCGCGCATAACCTTTTGCTTTTCTTCATATGACAAACGCAAAAATTCCATCTCAGTAGACATGAGATCGACTTGAGTTGAGAGCATTGTGTTCTGTTGCTCATATGCAGATATTTTAGAGCCGAGATCTGCATTGACTTTCGCTACCATAGTGAATGGCACGTATAGGGTGAAGAATAAAAGAAAAAACAGTCCACCCCATCTACAGAACAAATTGTGATTGCGATCAAAATAATTTTCTACATTACGAAGTATATCGACTGCATTCATGTTAGTTGCCTCCATTATTGCAGTGGAAAGAAAAGAGTGGTGGTTCGCACCACCACCCCTGACTCGTTCTGTTACCAAGTGAGTCGAACTCTGTTACTCTTTACTACAATTAAGCAGCGAGAGGCAGATCGTAAACATCATCGTTTGCGTTTACTTGATTTGTGCGAATTACGTTCGTCACCTTTCGGGTTGCTTTTAAGTTATTACTTGCTCCGTCGAATCCATTCACCCCCATAGAATTGGTGGAGGTGGCGGTGTCGAAACCGCGTCCGAAACACTTTTAGTTAAAAGTTTACAACCATTAATCTACTAATAGTTGTGGCTTCGTTTGTTCATTCAATGCTTTTTGTTGAAATTCTAAATGTGCTTTGTACTGCTCATTTGTCATTGAATGAAAGCCAACACAATATCCAGTTGGACTACGACCACAACGACATGGCGTTCCTTTTACATCTTCCATAGCGCCCATAGTATATACTCCAAATAAAGTGGTAGTATTATTTATCAATTTAGAACTTTTGATACGGAATTAATTACGGAAGCAATACGACCGACATCACGAAGTTGTTCAACAGTCATACCTTCTTTCTTTAATGTATTGTAGTGCGACACGATACAATCATGACACTTACCAATGATAGAAGCGGCAAGTGCATAGGCTTCAAAATTAATCTTTGAAGTGCCGCCATGAGTTGCGATAGCATTCATGCGCAATCCTGGTCCGAATCCAGTCATTGACGGATCACTTACTGTCTTGGTATAGGAATACCAAACGTTTGTAGAAGCCATAATAGTAGCAGCAGTGAAAGCAGCATTAGTCTCCTTCTTATCTTCGAACTCTGCTTCAATTGCTGTTGCTAACTTAAAATTACCAGCGGCGAATGCTGCTGCCAATGCACATCCTTGTGCAACCATAGGATCTAGTGTACTGCGAAGAAGAACCGCATCTAGATTTAACTTTGTATCTTTTGCGTATTCTGGAAGACCTTCTTTAATTACATCGATCCAACTCATCATTAAGCGTCCTTTGGTAGTTCTGCGCAACGTGAAAACAAATATTCTTTGGCATTACGCATTTCTGCGTTACTCAAAAAACCGTCACCATTCTTATCTGCAATTTCAAACAACTTGCTTGAGACTGTGCAAAAGCGATTTACATCTTCAAATGAAACTTTGCCATCCTTGTCAAAGTCATACTGTGCCACACGATCAGCAGCCATCGCTGGCGCAGATAACATCATCAATCCAATGATTAGTTTTTTCATTTCTTTTATTTTTCCTATTAAAGAGCGTTGAGGGTTGCTTCACCAACCTGACGATTGCACTGGCAAAGTTCACCCGTCTGAAGCGCATCAAGAACTCGCAAAGTTTCTTCTGCATTTCGACCGACGTTTAGATTATTCACAGTCACATGCTGAATTGTATTATCTGGATCAACGATAAAGGTTGCGCGAAGAGCAGCACCTGCTGGCTTGAAGAACACGCCGAGTTGCTCAACAAGACTAGTGCCACGATCGTCCCAATTGTCGCCAAGATCTCGTTGTGTATCAGCAAAGAACCATGAAGTAGTCTTCTTAAGATCTTCGTGAGCATTCTTCCATGCCAACTTACAGAATTCATTATCCGTTGAACCGATCAAGAGAACAGCATCGCGATCAGCGAAGTCCTTGTTCAATTTATCGTAAGCAACAATTTCAGTTGGGCAAACAAAGGTAAAGTCCTTTGGATAGAATACGATGACCTTCCACTTGCCTTCGAAACTTCTATGGTTAATAGTTTCAAATGCATTATCTGGGGTCAATGCTCCTGGCTTCACGCCAGTAACAACGAAATTATCTAACTTATCACCTACTGTCTTCATTTTATAACTCCTGTATAACAAAGACCTATACGAAACCTATACACAATGGTATATATGCAAAAAGCGACTATAAATCGCAGTTTTTGCGATAATTTAATCCTATGGAAATAATTGATAGAGGCTATCTCATCAAACCAGACATAGTCTATTATACTATCATCTTATTCAAAAGTAAACTTTTCCCAGTAAGAATCGATATACTTTTGTAACTCTTGGCGATAGTAATGAATCTCGTCGCCTCTGATGATTAGAGTCTGGCAAAAATTGGCAGTATCAACGCCAATCAGAATCACAATTTGATCAATATTGAGACCTGTCATCTCATTGAACATCGTAGCATACGCAGCACCCTGCATAAAGTATCCGCCGATGTTTTCCTTTTTCTTGAGACGAATGGAAGTCTTGAAGTCGATGACTGACAGCACGCCTTTGTATTCAGCAATACAGTCTACAGTGCCAGCAAGTTTAAGTTGATGGG